GTGTTGACATTTTGACTTCCTTTTGACTGTTTAAGATTCTATTATATACCCAAAACGATTATTTGTCAACCGTTTTACATGTTTTCTTCGGGTTCACCGGCCCAGAATACCTTCAAATATGCTTCTTGCACTTGGGCAGCTTTGCGAAACATTTCAGGAGTCACTTTGCTGTAATCCACTTCAACGTACTGATTGTGCCACATTTGCGTGGCAAAGTCTTCCAAATCTGCTAGAATTTCTGCATCAGACCAAGTAGTCCTAGCACGGGCTTCGCTCGGCCAAGACAAATCACCAATGATGTTTTTCAAAATAGTCTTTGGCTGATTCATTTTGCGTGTCATGCTAAGTCCCGTTCTTTGCTGTCTATGTATCTATTATACAACCAAAATGATTAATTGTCAACCGAAAAAAAGCCCCGACTTGCGGGGCATTTTGTAGTACTAAAGTATTACTTTTTAGTAGTAGCTTGATTGACGAAGCCATACATCTTTTCAGCGGCTTCTAGAATCTTGTCCATGCCTGGAAACTCTGGCATTGCTACTGTAGTTGTAAGCTGACCTGTGCGCTCGTCACGACCAGCAGTGATTTCCCAACCATGCATTTTAACTTGATAGTCTTGCATTACGATGTCCTTAGCCATTGCTAGAACGTCGGCACGAATCTCGTAGCCGTTTCTGTTGAATTTAACTTCTGGTAGTTTTGGTGTGTTGTCTGACATGTTATTCTCCTGTGTGTGTATTATGTCTGTTTGTGATTGAAAAATCAATCAGTTTGGTGATTTGGGTTCAACCATAGACTTGCAAGTTTACCTCGTAGTCTATTAATCTCTCTTACAATCTCATCCTGCTCTTTGAACAACTGTGTGCTCACTTCTACAATGTTAGGCTCCGGTACTTCGATTGCCGCAGTACGTTCACCGTCACCTCGTTCTTTAGTCTTCAACTCATGCTTTGTGGCAAGATGTTGAATGACTTTGTTGTTTTCAATGCAGTGCATGTAAACTTCTGGAATGTGATGGAACTTAGCCCATGTTAACATTTCTGTAAGTAGTTTATCTGCGATGCCTTGACGCTGAAACTCTTTATCAACTGATACTGCAAGTTCCCAAGAACCATCACTGTTCTTTGCCATATGCCCCCAACCAACACGACCCGTATCAGTCCTAGCATACCACAATTCGTGGTCTTTAGGGTGATAGCACATGTTTAACACCAATTGGTCAATATTATAATCACTAGCTGGATGACCGAAGCGTGAGTAACGATCCTCATTGTCCAGTGATTTCAAATGCCTGGCATAGTCACTAATCTTATAGATGTTAGTGTGGACGTATGTAATCATGAGCCTTTAGTGCCTTGATTAGCTTTGTATTTCTTGATATCTTGAATTGCTTCTAAGATACACTGAAAAGTTTCCTTAACAGTGTAACCATATTCAATCATCAATGCAAGAAAGATGCCGATAAAAGCTACGAAGGCTAGTGCAACTATCCCGTAGAAAATATCTAACATTACTTAGCCTTCTTTGCTGGCTTAGCGCAACTAGCAGTTGGGAAGAAAGATTGCAATGTCTCTGAGAACTTGATGTACGGAGTACGGTCAGTGAAAGTCTCAGTAACTTTTGTGAAAGCTACAGTACCTGCAGTGATTGCATCTTTTGTGTAACTAGCTTGTGCGTCAATGAAACCGTTTAGTGCTTCTTTGACTTGTGCTTGAGGTACGAATGTAGAAACGAATTGTTTCTTAGCTGACTGAACCGAATCAACGGCTTGGAATGCGAAAGTGTTAATCATAATTTTCTCCTGTGTGTGTATGATTTGAGTTTTTACAGAACTCTAACTGCTCAAGTATTTAGTACCTGAGAACTGTTAGTATAACATATTTCTCTGTGTTTTTGTAGAGTTTTAGCTCTAATCACAGCTAACCTAATTGCGATATAGTCAGAGACTTCATCATCAACTTGGTCATTGACGATTTTCGGACGACCGAACCCTCTTTGTAAATCAAGTTCATCAGGACCCGGAGGTCCGTCATCCGTATCGTCAACTGATATATTACTTTGCTGGTTTTGCGTCAGCTTTTGCAGGTGCCTTTTCGTTCTTGGCAGGGGCACTTTTGTTGCCTGCCTTAGCTGCTTTAGCTTCGGCGTCCTTATCTGCTTTTTTCTTAGCAAGTTTCATTTCTTGTTTTGGAGCAGAAGCTGGTGCTTTTGCTGGCTCTGCGGCGAATGCTGTCAATGCGAAAGCTGCCATTACGATTGCGATTAAATTTTTCATTTGAGTTCCTTTAAAATAATACTCACATATATACAACGCCTTAGCCCTCTAAACCGTTGACAGTCATCTTCCCGTTTTGACTGATTTTAGGTAATCATCGATGTTACCATACAAACTTACCATCATTGCTATCTTACTATCATAAAGCCTGATGTAGGGCTTGTTCTTTTTACCCTGCTCTTTAACTACACCTAAGTAGTAAGGGCATTTTAATTTCTTACTCATATCTAGGATGTATCCGTGCCATCCTTCATCTAACTTAACCGAGAAGTCGTATTGGTAGAATTCAATCTCAGCAACACGGAACATAGTGTCGCCCATTTCACTTAAACGTAATGCTGTTCCACTGGAACCAGTTTGCCACCATCTTCTCATGCACTCGTCAACCGTGAACATTCGCATTGCTTCAGGCAATTGTTCAATCACTTTAGTAGTGATTTGTTTTTTATACGATGGGGTCGTCATCAGGATAAACCTTAGTGCCGTTGTTCATAAACACAACACTAAATTTATCCGTTTTGAATTGGGTATTAAGTTTTCGACAGAGGTTTCGTGCGTGTCCTGGATTACTGAAACTGGTCTTTTTGTACTTAGGTACTGCTTCGCTATCTAAGTAATGCTGACTTTTCAAGTTAATCGGCTGCCCGTCATAAAACACTGCCCAGATTCCCGATGCCTCTACAATCTGGTCACATTTATATGTTGTCTTATCAACTATTTCAAGTAAGACTTTAGGTTGTGTTCTGCTCATTTACCACTTACCGCCTTTCAATACTACTTCGACTACATCCTGGCGCGGTGGTGTGTCTTTTTGATCCAGCAGTAGTTTAGTTATCTCGTCACGTAACGCTCTGGCATCGGCAATGGTCAATACAACGTCACGACCCTGTCTACCTTCTATAACTGCTATCTTATCAACGAACTTTTTAATCTGGATCATAGACTATTTATACTACTATTTACCTCAGATTCTGTTTTAAAAGGACCTAAGTACTCATAGCGTTGGATAAAGATGTATTTAGGGCAAAAAATCGCAGAGAAGTCATTTCCCTGCTTTACCGCATACCATCCTGCCGCGTGAAAACACTTGCTCTTAGGTGTCTTGGTGAATAGATGAATCTTTCGTTTGATATCTAGTACACTATTATAGATTCGGTTACTAGTTGTAGGGAAAATTGCAAAGGGAGGCTCTTGTTTCTCAGCCTTCTTTGTCTTCTCAAATTCAATGTGGGCTTTCTTTTCGATTGCCTTAGTAGTTGAATAATGCTCAATGTTGTTGCCAATCTTCACATCAAACCCACTACCATCACTAATCACATTGCCCACTTTCTTATCGCCGTCAGTGATTACCCAGTATTCATTTTTAATAATTGGTTTAGCCTTCAGATTCATCATTATTGTCCCTTGTTAGTTCTGCTATCAGCATAAAATGCTCATAGGCTTTTTGTACCGATGGTACTGTCATTAGCTTTTCAGCTTCTTTTGTCATTGCTTCGACTGCTTTTTCTGCAATCTCTCTGGCACTAGGCCACTCTAGTTGTCTTGCATCTTCGCCAAATACTTCTACAAGATGATCCCATGCTGCCTTCTGTTCAGGAGTCAATGGTGTTTGACGAGATTTGTAATTTCTACGAAGTTCGGTTGCTTCTACGATAGCTCTGCTAATAACATCTTCGCAAATTCTACCTGCGGCAATCATTGCGGCATAGTTAGGATTGATGTGGTAACGTGTGCTTGTTCCACCTGGGTATGTCATCAACAAGTGAGTACCTTTAGGTAGTGCATAAGTCAAGTCACTATCATACTCACTGACAGGAACATATTTACGTCCTACTTTTTCGTAGTAAATTTTCTTTGTCATAGTGAGAATTTCTTTAGATACTCGGTTGCTTCTTTAGTGTGCATTAACTCAGGTTCTTCTGGTTCAATGTCTTCTAATGAGAGTGTACCAAACTTATTTTCGTACAATTCAACGAAGGTGTCAATCAAACTGGCAAACTCTTTTTCACTGATGCCAACTAACACCTCTTCGAGGATAATCTTAAATAGTTCTTGTTGATTCTTATCCACTGAGTTTCTCCCAAACATAATCTTTTTCTTTAACACAGGCTACTGTTTTCAGATAGCCATCACCCATAGCACGTTGAATGGCTAACTTTAAATTAGCAGGGCACACATCAGAGATTTCAATGTATGCACGAGGCGTAAGTTTGATACCATCTAAAATATAGAAGTCGTTGTCACCTTGACGAATCTCTCTAATCTTAGTGTCGGTGTTAACGAAGGTCATTTCTTTAATTCTTCCCACATAAGTTTCTTAGCACGGGCATCTAACTCTTTTCGTTCAAGTTCAAGCATTTCCCATGCCATCATGTTCATCCATTTAGCCAACGCTTCTTTACCGCGCTCGGTTAAGTGACTGTATTGTTGACCTACTCCACTGTGATAATACAAGTCTCTGTCTTTGATAATCTCAAAGAGACCAGCATAAATTTGTTTATGCAGAATGTGATTCATGTATCGTGCCTTTATACGGGCTATTGAGCCAACGACTATAAGTTTCAGCATGTTCAGAGATTTTGTTAAGTTCATACTTTCCACACAGCTTCATCAAGTGTACACCTACTTGGGGTACGGTTGTTACTCGCACTGATTCTTTAATTGCAGTGTCTACTTTATCTTTAATTTCTTGAGGTTGAGCTTTCAAGTCGATAAGTGTTCGGTTGAGTTCATACTTGTCTTTTACACGATGCTCAACATTATCATGGTCAGTCCAACGCTGTAACATGAAGTTATTCCATTTAAAGCCTTGACTATTACGGTCTTCGAACGCTTCACGAATGCCCACTTTGTTTTTACTACCAGTCTCACGCACACCGGGGAACGCACTGAATACGTTGTCGCCTGCGTCACCGCGAATGATTTTCTTGAATAGAATATACTCGGGGTCTTCTAATAGTTTAGGCTCTTTAGTCTTTTTGTCAATGATTAGTTTGTCTTTATCATTGTAGTAGCCATCGAGTTTGATGAGTTCGTTACTAACCCCGTTGTATTGATGTACGTTGGTATCAATAAGCTGAAGGTAGTCGGTATCACTACTAATAATATAATGCGTATCATCTGGATGTAAGTGAATGAATCGAGCAATCATATCGTCAGCCTCTGCTTCGGGGTGACGAAGGACACTACAGTTTGTTTTGGATGTTAGATAATCTGTGAAAACTGAATACGTTTCCCAGAACATTTCTGATTCTTCCTTCTCAGCCTCTGTCGCAGCCTGTCGTGCTACTGCACGATTTGCTTTATACGCAGGAGAGATATCTTTGCGAAAGCTACGACCTTCTAAGCAAAACACAACGTGGTCAATACCAAATTTGCGAACTGCTTGATTAGTCATAGCAAGTGTAAGATGTAGAGCCATCCCCACCTTCTCCCACGCATCACTGTTATATGATGCAACGTGACGGGCACGGAAGAATGTGTTAGCTGTGTCGATTAGTGCGTATTTCATGCGTCTATTATATACGTATATTTAGAAAAAGTCACGCATTTAGGTTATATCTTCTAAGTACTTGTCAGGGAATGCTTTGATGTTGGTCAAAAGATTCTTGTCTGCTTTAGTAATTGGGAGAAATTCAGCCTTAAGTCGTCGGATCTTCAATGGGTGGGATTTGATTTTCTTCTCAGTGAGTTTAATCAAATAGTCCATTGTGATGTTAGTATGTTTTGGGTCAACATATTCTGTCAACGAGCCACCGGCACCACGTTCCAAAACTTCTGCTAATGTTCGGATTAAGTAACGTTCGCAATCAATGATGTGTTCGATGTGTGCATCGTCCGCAAACCCTAACCAATGAATGACTGGGTTATGATTACCTTTACCATACCCACTCATTCGAGTTTTGTTGTTGCTGGTCACGCCCAGTTTTAGCTTGTCGTACATTTCACCGAGATATAACAGTTGCTTAGGTGCGCTCATTTGAACAGGTCCTTTTTAGCCTTAGACATAAAGTTGAACAAGTCATAGCCATTCTCACTGAATTGTTCTGACAGTTTTTGCGGGAAGTGTTTATAAGTACCACCGGCTCGTTGATACATCTTCAACAACAAGACCAATGAAGCATCTTTGTGGGGGCTACCTTTGAAGTCAGGGTCGCTATGTGCTTTACGATAGTAAGGAGTGTAAATTTCCTCGGTAAGATTCTTCAAACGAGGCCAAGTACCAACTGTTTCTTTTACGATAGCATTTAAGTCACGCATGAAGTCTTTAAACTCTGTGGTATTAATCTCGGCACCTTCACGAATACATGCCTTGCGCAGTCGTTGCAACGGTAAAATCTCAATCGAGTCCACTGTTTCTTGTGGCCAGTATTGCTTATGATTACGTGCGAAGAAACGCACATCTTCAATATCAACTTTGTCTAACAAGTCAGGACGACTGAATGCACCAGGCTTATTACTTTCGATGACATCATCGCCGTTAGTCACAATGATATCATTCTTTTCTAATTCAGTTTGCTTCTCTAGCGCAATCTTGTATTCGTCAACAGTTGACATATCTTGGCGTGCTGATAAGACTTTGTTCTTCCAGCGGTCAAAGCCATTCAATGCAAGTTTGTCGGCGCCGTTGATACCGATAAAATGCTCACGTGCAAAACTGAGGTCAGCAGTCTCAACTACTTGACACTTAACAGTCAGTGTAGCCCAATCGTTAGGCTTAACGTCTGGGAACAAACCCATTCTGGCTCGCATTGCATAAGCAAGTGCAGTATGTTGTCCATCAGTGATGTAACACAACTTAGTGATGGGGTCACGAATCACGTTGATAACTGCAGGTCGGCGTGAGTCCCAGCCGCGAATGATTTTACGCAAATGTTCGTGGTCAATAGGACGTTGAACTGCGAGTGCCGACATAAGGTCGTTTAATGCGATATCTTCAATGATAGGGACTAGTTTGTATGTTTGCGGGATATGCTTAATACGTGCTTTGTATTTTACGTCCTTGATATCATTTTGTAAGTCTTTGTAAGATTCTGAATTCTCAAAGTCTGATATCATGTTGAGCATGCCAATCGCATCAATCTGCCCAGGCTTTTTGTCTAGCTCATTGACGGGTCGCATCTTCTTAGTCACCTTCTCGGTGTTTGGAACCCATGCAAATTTTAATTGTTGACTTTTACGTGCCATTGTTACCCCATAGAGTTATTGAAATATGTGTATATTATATAGCCAAATGAGTTACTTGTCAACCTTTTTGTGACAAATAAAAGTGAGTACTTTTAACTTACTTCAGTACGACCGTTACCCAAGTCTCGGGTTTGAACAGGTCTAGTCACATCATTGCGGTTCGTCAAATCTGCACTTTGCTGTTCATACACTTCCAAAACAACGTTCCTGCAAACTGTCTGGAACCAGCGGTCGACCATGTCATTGTCAGTATCAGTTGGTTTATATCTATACCCAGCCTTGACCAAATTGATAATGAACTTGTCATTCCAATCTAATTCAAAACTACCTTCATTGAGGTTAGTTGGGTCAACGTCCATTCTGATAATGTTAACATAAGGCTCACCTGCTAGTGTAGCTTTTTCTTTTTCAGAAAGTTCCTTGACTGGCTCTTTAGCTGGTTCCTTAACTTTCGGTGCTTTAGGTTCCTTCTTTGGTTCAGGAAGTTTTTCTTCTTTCTGACCAAAGACCCCTTTTAGTTTATCAAATAATCCCATCTTGTTTTGCTTTCTCGTATAGTTTGTGGCTTGCT